GACAGGGCCTTTGATGGCCCGCTTGTGTGGGTGTTGGTAATGGCCTCGTATGTGTTGTTCGTAAGGTTAAACCGAAACGTCAAAGACGAGTCAGTCGTCACGCCAACGCTGTTCAGGTACTGGCCACCAGACAGCAGCAACAACTTCGGGGTGGGCGTGGGGAATACGCCAAGCGCCATGCTACGCATACCAAGCGTCGAGTTAAGCCCGGTCATCGGGTGTGTCCCGATTTGGTCTGCGATGTACGGTTCGGTGAAATCGCATGCGTGTGCTGCCGTGATCACCTTGGTGTTGGTGATGACCTGCACGTCGCCTTGGCGAAAGTCCAGAACCACGGTACCCGTCGTGTGGAACAGGTAGTACCGACCGTCAAAGTAACCAGCCTGGTTGACCGTCAGTCCCTGCACGAAAGACAAGGACAGCTTGTCTTGCGTGATGAGCTTGGTCTGGACGCCGTCAAAGATGCAGAATCCCTCGCGGGCTAGGAAGACGATCCCGTACGGAGTCGACACCGTAGATCGGCCACAGTTCTTGCGAACGTAGTGCGCGGCAGGAAGCTGCGTGAAGCGCAGGCTCTCGTGGTCGACGCCTTCGACCTTGGTCCAAGTAGATGACGTGCCCACGGCCACATAGCCCTGCGTTGCAATGATTGATTCAACCTCTTCCGATAGGTCGTACCGCGCCCACGAGGGCCAGTACTCTGGAAAGTCCTTCATTGACCAGCGCAGGCTGTTGCCGCTGGCACCGAACAGGATGCCCTTGCCACGAGCAGCCACGCTGCCGTCAATCGTGTACAGGTTGTCGGCTAGGCACGTCAGCACAGGCGGCACGCTGTGGTCCGCCACATACGGTTCGCTCTCCGTCTGCCCACCCACGTTCCACGTCAACTGCGGGTTGGTAGCCAAGGTCGCTGCAAAGCTAAACGTGTTGGTTCCCAAGACGTTGTCGAGGCTGTTGATGTAGGTGTAAACCGTCTCGCCCGGTCCCTTGCGGTAGACGTTGAACTTGGTCACGATCTCTGTCGGGTAGTATATCTTGGCAGGCGCAACAGATAGATTCTGGCTACCGTTGAACGTCAGCGTAAAGACCTGAGACGGATTGCTCTCAAGGCCAGCAGCAACCGTTGTAAGAACAAAGCTGTAGGTGCCTGCTGGATAATAGCTGGATCCTAAGCCAGTTGTGGTCACAGTAAAACCAGTGGGCTGCGACACCCCAAGAGGGTACGTCAGCAACGAGTTGCCGAGAACCTGGTACACCGTGGGCGTCTGGCCAGGCTTGGCAACGTACACCCGGTCAGCGTCGTTCAGGCTGTAGTTCTTGGACGTCTCGCCGACCCAGCCGCCCGCCACATAGTGAATCCAGTTCGGGCTGGTAGGGATACCAGCAGTAGGCGCCGTCGTGGCCGTGGTGTCCGCCTGCCCGACCAGCGAATCGTCCTGCAGGTCGATGTTCTCGACAACCTGGGCGTGGCCCTGCGGCAACCGCGTCGGCACGACCTTGTTATTGAGCGTCGTGTTTCCCCAGCTATCGAACTGGATTTCGAAGGGGGAAGGCATCAGAACCTCCGAGCGGGAATCTCGTACTGCGTCCCGAAGCTGTTGGCTCCTAGAGCAATGGCGTCATCTAGTCCCTGTTGAAAGCGTGCCCGGTACGTCTGCTCCAGCGTCGCAAACCGCGTGGACTGGTCGCCAGAAGCAAGCATCATATTGCGAAGCAGCACCTCGGCGACCGCGTAGCTGACGAGGGCTTCGTCAAAAGCAAACGGCAGCAAGGGCTCTATCTCGTCGCCTCGCATCTGGTTGTCGGTCACGGCAGAGTACACAACCTTCAGGCTGTAGCCGTCCAGATCAATCTGTGGATACGTCGTGATGGTGTCCGTAAGACGCGCCGATTCGTAGTTGATGGCGGGATTTGTGCCTAGGATGTATGCAGTCGGCACGCCGGTATCTGTGCGCCACGTCGGCACTTCCTCAGCCATCATCATCAGGTCAACCTGCTGCAGTGGGTACAGGTCGTAGGTGCCGTCGTTTACCTGCACGTTCAGGATCGTGCTTACGCGCACACCAGGTGCATCAGGAACCTGGTAGACCGACGTGCCAGACACGAGCGGGATTGACCGGAACCGGCGAATGACGTTGGCCGCTCCGCTGATGGCGTCCTGCGCGTCGTTCAGCAGAAGCTGCACTTCCACCGGGTTGGCCATCTGCCGACCGAAGTCACGCAACCGGGTGAAGACCCGCTGCTCAAGCACTCGGCGGGTGGTCACAGAAACGCAACCTCGACGTTAAAGCCAGGCGCCTGCGCGTTCAGCACGAACGAGGTCGGGATGCTAGGCCCCTGCGTCTCAAGCGCAACCAAGGTGGGATGGTTGCGGCCAATCCGCAAGCCGGTGTCGACCGTCACACCCTTGAACGTAAGCTGCTTGGTGTTGGCCAACGGCGGCGTGATGATCACTGCCGTGGCCCCATCTGGGATGTTGATCGTGTTGTTGCCGGCCGACAAAGCCACCGTGCGGACTTCCGAGACAGACGCCTCAGACGAAATGACGGGGGGCGCAATCACGAAGCTGCCGGTGGGCAGGCCGACGATCGCACCGCTGATGGCAACAGAACCTTCCGCCATGACTACCCTCCGATGATCTCATTGAAGCGCGCCATGTACTTGTCCGACAAGGCCAAATCTCGGTCGTTACGGTCCCGCAGCAGCGCCTTGGACGCCGCGTAGAACGGCAGCGCACGCGTGTAATGCTCAGGGATCACCGTGTTCTGGACGCCACTCATTGCAGGCGGGGTCGTAGGTGCCAAGACGGTGTAGACAACGCTGTCTCTAAGTGGCGTTGGCCACAAGCGGATTGTGTTGAAGTTATTGACGCCCATCATCCATTGGGTGGAGTACAGTTCAGTTTGGTTGCGCCAATCAAAAATAAGGTTGTTAAGCGTGTCTTCCGTGGTTTGGACAAGCTGGTGACCATCGGCGTCCTCGACCCGTGCAATCGGGCCAACAGGAATCGTTGACAGCGTATACGTCGCGGTGCCCCCAACCGTGGTCACCGTCTGCGAAATCTTGTAGTCACCACGCAGGACGTTGGCTTGAAGCTGTGCCTCATCCAGATAGCTCTGGAGGTCCGCAGCAGACCAACGCTTGGCGTTGGTATCATCCAGAATCTTCTGAGTCTCGGCCAGAAGCGCAGCCTGGGTTGCCATACCCTACTGCTTCCGAGGACGGCCCCGAGGCCGCTTCGGCGCAGGAGCCGGAGCAGCCTCAGGGACAGCCTCTTCTTCGGATGCCACCGCCTCGACCACACGGGCCGAAGCGGGGGCATCCTCAGTTACGAGCCGGAAGCTACAGGGCTTTCCCTTGAGCGCAGGAGCCAGCAGACGATCTGCAATCTCCTGCGGCACGTCGCACACTGGATCGAACCAGAAGACGACACGGTCGACCGTCACCCGGCGCAAACCGGACGCAGGCATCTCCTCAAGGAACTGTAGCTTAGGCATCGTTAGGCCACCGGGAACACGTCAGTTGCGGGAACGAAGCCGATCACGCACTCAGCCTGGGCAACCGCCTCGTCTTCGGTGACCGTCCAGATGACGTCACGGTTAGACGTGGTGGTACGAACAGCCAAGGCACCAGCCTTGCCGCCCGTCGCGTTGGGAAGAATGGTACCGGTGGCGGCAATAGCCGACGTGGAACCAGACCAACCAAGAGCGACCGAAGCCGAACCACCAAACGCATCCACGATGTTGACGTGAAACGACACGATCATCGAGTTTGCGGGAATGGTGCCGATGTACTTGCCGGTGGCATCGTTAGCAGCCGAGTAGGTGCCAGCGATGTAGTGAACAACCTGGTAAGGAAGTTGACGAGCAGGAAAAGTCATTTTCGCGTTCCTCCCTTAACCGATGGTCGCGTCGTAGTAGGAGTCCAGCGCAATAACGCCGTAGTCCTCGCGGGTAGCGCCGGCCTGCGTGGTGGCATAGCTGGTCTTCTGGAAGCCCCAGATGCAGCCGGTCGCCACGCCGAGCTTGTTGTCGTAGTCAAACATCTTCTCGTTCCACGAGAACTTGTTTGCTCCGTTGTCCGAACCCATCGCCATTGCACCAGCCATCGCACCCAGAAACAGGCTGCGAACAGCCGTCAGGTTGTTAGATTCGCCGTAGTCGTTGAACTTGACCATGCCCTCGTGGCAATGCAGGATGACGTTCCGGTACACGCCGAGCGAAGTCTGGATCAGCGCGGAGTCCTTGAACCCGCCCTGGATCTTAGCCTTCTCAAGGTCGTAGAACCGACCGCTGGTGGCGGTACGAAGCTGATGCTCCAGCACCTTGTCGATGAGCAGGACATACATGTTCTGGCCACCGATACGAAGGGGCGGGAGCTTACGACGGGTCGCGGTAGCGTCAATCCTAGTGGCACGGAGCAGCAGCTTGTCGACGTCATCCAAAGTGAACGTATCGTTGGTACCGATCGAAGCCTTTGAGGTAGCGTCGTTCGAGAACATGTGCCGATTGGCTGACGGGGCACGCAGGGAGTTGTTGTCCCACGCCACGTCGGTCGCCGGAGCATCCATCGTCTCAAACGTGTTGATACCAACAGCGCCCGAGAGCTTGGCAATCATGATCTCGTCGAAGTGTTCGCCCCACCAGATCGAGTGGGCATCGCGCATCTCGGCCCGCAGGTCATACGGGACGTTCTGTGCATCAGCCTTACCCTTGGTCTTCAGCGCGATACGCTCTTGGTTAATCTGAAGCGAGTCGTCGAAGAACTTGAGGTCGTGTTCGTTACCCTCAAGGGTTGAGTCGCCCTTGACGGTACCGCCCTGCAGGTTGCCACGAAGACCAACCGTGACCTTGTAACCAGCCTGCGACTTCAGGTCTTCCAGCACCTTGACAACATTGTCGTTGCCGCTCGAAACAAATCCGTTCTGGAAGAAGAACGAATCCTTAGGGGCAACCTTCGCCAGTTCCTTACGCCACCTGGCTACTGCCAAGGGGTCGTTTACGCCGAAACTAATTTCGGACACAGCCTACCTCCTGAGTGGTGGGCCTAGCCCCAGCTATCTTCTGGGGCGTCAGCCTGAGAGTTGTCGATACCCTTTGCATTAGGGGCGTTCCGCAGGGTAACGGGTGCCCTTCCCCCAGACTTCGCCTTGCCAGACAGTTCTGCCAAGACCTTCTTGCGCTCGTCCTCGCGGACTTGCGCCTCGCTGGCGTCGGCTTCGCCTTGCAGCATCTTGCCTAGCTTGTACGTCATCTGTGCGGGGTTTGCGGAGGCCAGGATGGCGTCGAGGTTGATAAGACCGCTCTCGACATACGGACGCAGACTTGCGGCTACGTCGTCGTAATCAGAGTACTGTTGCCGGGCAAATTCGCGACTGATCTCTACACGGGTCAGTTGCACCTGCTCCATCGCTTGGCTTTGAACAGCCTTGATCTGGTTCTTCAGGGCACTGTAGGCGTCGGGGTCAAGCGGGTCGGACGAGTCCTCGCCGAGTGATCCAAACATGTTCTGGAAGTTGTTGACCTGCCCACGAAGCGTGGCCAGTTCTTCTTCCAATGCCTTTCTGGCACTCTTCTCTGCTTTGGTTTCCGCTCGCGCTTCCTTCAAAGCAACCTTGAGGTCGCCAGGTCCGTCTGCCTTCTGTTCCGGTGCGGGTGCTTCTTCGACCTGAGTCTCAGAAGGGGCCACCGATTCTTCCCCCTGTACTTCGGCAATCAGTTCGTCGAGGAATCCGGGTTCGGTATCCTGATCCATTGTTCCTCCACCACATGCGCCGTGGCCGCGAAAACTCCCTGTTCGCCGGGAGTGGCGTGTCCTGATAATACACCACTAAGGTGCATTGTCAGCGTAAAACTACTGCAGCGGTGCTGCTTGCGCGGCCACTTCAGGCGGCATCTGGCCAAGCGCACCCTGCCCACCCTGATTCTCTGGCAGGTTAGGCGGCTGAATAATACCCTGCACGCTCTGTTGGAACATCGCTTCAAGCGTGCCGACCATCGCTTGGCGGTCGGGAATGTCGCTGTTATCAAACGCAGTCTTGAGCAGCAGCAACACAACCTGCAGAGGCAAGCCCTTGTTGTTGGCCATCTCAAGAACCTGAGCCATAACAGCCTGGCGGAACGTCGGAGTCGCCGCCGCAGCGTCGATCTTCACGTCAAACCGGCCTTGGAAAATGCTTGTTTCTTCGTCCGAACCAAGCTGCACATACTCAGGCGAGCGGGGATCTTCCGTGATGCGGATAAACATCCCAGGCTCGTAGAACTGCTGCGCCAGGCTCACGATGTACTCACCCGCACGCTCAAGAGCGATGCGTAGGTTGTCGAAACCAAACGCCGTGATCAGGTCGCCCTGCTCAATCTTCATCGCTACCGCAGAAGCAGCCTGAGCAGGACCGGCACCCAGCCGCTCACGCGGCGTACCGGCCACGTTCCTGATCTCATTAACCAACAACTCGGCCAACTGCAGGTGCTGGGGCACACGCGTGTCCTTGTCGCGTATCTGAATCTTGCCGCCGCGCACCGCGCCCGGCTCAACCTCGATAACACCACGCGGATTCGCCATCTGCTTGGCGAAATCCTTGATGTTCTTGACCGCACCGCGCTCAATGATGGCCTGCTCGCTGACTAGAATGTCCAATGCCTTGGACAACTGCTTGTTCAACTCGTCCTGCGGGTCCAGAAGGTCGGCAACGACGCCGCGGGGCTCGCCGTTGTCCTTCTTCCGCCACCAAACTGGGATGAACGGGTACAGACGGTGCTTGTAACTCAGCCGCTCGTGGTAAATCTCGGTGTCTCCGCAGAAGACACACAGATAAATCACCCTAATCTTCTGCCGAACCACGCGAAACAATGGCTCACCAACAGGATCACGCAGCATCAACTGCTCAAGATGCTGCGGATTCGTAGGGTCAAAGGGGAATCCTTCGCGGCTACCCTTGGCCACGAGCATATCGACCATTTCACGCCGCATGTAGTAACACTCAGTCAGCGCAATCAGGTCTTTCTTGCTGTCGTAGAAGTCGTTTCCGCCATCTTGGTCCCACTCGGGCACGTTTCCGTAGTGCCCGTAGACGTTCGCAGACGGCAAATCAGGCGTCTTCTGCCACGGCTGCACCGGATCTTCGTCGCCGCTGACCATTGTCTGGAACTTGTCGGCAAACTCAGGGAACAGTTCGCCCGCAACCTCACGGGCCAGCCACTTCTCGCGGAACAAATACCGCGCATCGCTCAAGTCCCACTTGGTTGCACGCCAATCCCAGTACATGATGTACGGGTCTTCGCGGCAAATCTCGATGGCTTCGCGGTCTGGATCCTCTTCTTGGTATTGGATCTCAATAAACCCACAGCCACCAAGCACAGCATCCTCGAAAGCCTGGCTGATGGCCATATCGCTGTTGTTCTGGTCGCGCACATACTTGACCACCTTGGTCAAAGTCTCAGCCTTCTTGCTGTCGGAAGGGCCACGCGCAAACACGCGAGTGTCCAACCTATTGCGCCGCTCAATGCCAATCAGCAAGTTGACCGTAGGCGCAATAAAGTTGTGCGTCAAAGCCGCACGACGCTGCAACACCTCAAGGTCGTACTTGTCCTGCTCGTTCCACTGGTCGCCATGGTACGCGTCACGAGCCGTCTTCATCCGCTGCTTCCAGGGACGGAAGTAATCCTTCGTTTCGCTACGCCACTGCTGCAACCGTTCCAGCGGCAGCTTGCCGACCAGGTTCTTCTCGCTCATCGAATGAAGTTGGCCCCGACGGTGTAGGTTGCCGAATCAGCGTTAGCAGCCGTAACCTTGATGTTACCGAACGGTGCGATGAAGTCACTGGCTGCGGCGTTGGCTGCTGCCGTAATCCCAGGGTAGACGCGCAACACGGTTGTTCCGGTAGTTGTGATGGCCGTGCTGCTCAACACTGCACGACTCTTTCCACTCAGCGGGTCGACGTTGTTGACCGACAACGTAAGACTAGGCATACCAGAAACAGCCGTAACGTCGATGAAGACCTCGACGCCCTTGCAGGACAGATTGCCCTGCCACTCAACCGTCTGGCTGGTCGTGCGCGCAGCAGAGGGAAGAACCGCGAGCGACAGGTTCTTATCAAGTGCGAAGTGAAGTGCCACCTAGTTAGTCCTCCAAGACCCTTGGCCCTCGCTTTCCACTAGCCAACGAGGTCTTGTGTCCACTATATCCTCTGTCCCTACCGGTCTGCACATCAGAAAGTATCTCGTCTCGTCATAAGAATGGTCCTCGGCGTCCGTATCTATATCGTCAGGATTCCTCGGGTTAGCCGGAAGACTGGGCACCGTACGCAACCACTCCGTACAGGTTTCCAAGATAAACAGCATCGGCGTCACCACCTCGTCGGCCACTTCATGCTCAGCCAGACGGTGGTGTAGCTGCATCTTCCCTGCGATGCGGTTGTTATCCCCACGCTCTAAGTAGATGCCGTGTTCGGCAAAGATATCCGCACAAGACGGCCCTCGTTGGTCCGTGCCTGCCGCCACACGCTCGTTGAACACAGAACCACTAGGGTCAGCCACGCGCAGTGCAATCTGGTTCTGGATGCCCCACTGTTCTTCTCGCTGCATGATGCCAAACGCAATCTCTTCATCCCTGAGCCTCAAACCCTCGTTCGGGTTCACACGGCCCTCGGCGTTACGCGTGGCCCCATACCACTCATAGATACGAAACGCTCGGTTGTATGGATCAATCGCCCACCAGCCCACACTGAACGGTCTGCCCCAGCCCCAGTCAAAGCTCATATACACAGGCCACTCTTCGGGCACCTTGCCGTACTCGTCTTCGGTAAGGTCTTGAAAGTCCTTCCAACTGATGACGTGGCTGTCGCGGTCAAAGTCCCCGAACACCATACCTGCCGCTGCATCCCAGTCCCCGTGCAACATTGCCCGCTGCTCACGCTCAGGCAAGGTCATCAGACGCGCCACATACTGCGGGTCAGACTCCATCAAGATCGGGTTGTCCTTCACTGCAGCCGGGATAAACTGCCGGGTCAGCGTAACGTCGCGCTTGCTGAACGGGTCGGTGGTGGTGAACTTGTGGATTTTTTTCGGTGGGCCAATGTCGACAAACCTGTTCTTGACCCAGTTAAGTCCCGGCCCCCACGGGTTGCCAGAACTTCGCATGTAGCACTTCAGGTACGGGTTGCTCGTTCGACAGGCACCGAACAGCGTCATGTACAACTTGTCGTCTGGGAAGTTCACCAGTTCCTCAAAGCCCACCCAGGTGTACTCGTGGCCCTGGTACTGACGCCAGTCGTCAGGCTTCTTCAGGTACCGGAACAGCATCTGCGCGCCAGACGGAAACGCCATGATCTTTTCTTGCACGCGGTACTTGGCGCCGGGAAACCACTTAGGAATCCGCTCCTTGGCCCGCTCGATCAAGTCGTTCAACTCGGGCAACGTGCGTCGGAAGAAGATGGCCTTGTACCTGCTAGTGGCGTTCTCTGCTGCTTTCATCACTTCGTTGTGCGACCAGTCCGGGTTCATCTGCTGGACCCGTAGAGCGATTACCTGAGGGCTGGCCTGGGCACAGGCATCGGCCAACATTCCATCCGTCTTCCCGCCGCCCCTAGCCCCGCCGTAAAAGATTTCAAACGCAGGGCTTTGCAGCAGTTCGGTCTGCGGGCCAGGATTAGGTCGCCATACGCTCATGCACCGAGTGTGGCTGATTTTTATTTTTTCGCAAGCGTGGACAGTGTAAGTGCCTGTGCCCCCCTTGGGCCTTGGCATACCCCCCGGTGGGGGGGGGCCACCACTAAGGCGAGCGAAGCGAGCCATTCCATATGAGGCGAGCGAAGCGAGCCCGGCGTCGTTTGGCTTCGGCCCGGCGTCGCCCCTGCGCGGCATCGAGAGCAGGCGCCCGGACCCCCTCGCCGGGCTACCGCGTCCAAAGGCCCCGATGCCCCGGCACCCCCCACCCCCCTAGCACGCGTTTACATAACCAGACTTATGCGACGTTTTCGGACCCAAAGCAGCCCGAAACGGACCCGGAAGCCCATCCCGACCCCATCCCGACCCCATCCCGGCCCCAGACCGGCCCCAGACCGGGCACGAGCGAAGCCCGGCACGCGCCCGCCGGCCCAGCTGGCCGCCGCGGTCGCACGCAAGCACGCGCACCCGCTGAGGACGCGTCACGGGACCGCGTCGGCACGTCAGGATGCCGCGCCACCAGGCCGACGCCAAAGCATGCGCCGTGCCTGCGACCGCCCCAAAGCAAAGCGCCCCGGCCATGATGACCGGAGCGCCCGTGATTACTGCGCTAGCGCGTGATGGTCACGCAACCCGAATCCCCCTCCCGATGCAACGCACGCGCCCAGACCTCCGCCACCGCCACCGCGTCCGCATGAACCGGGTAGTCACCCAAGCGCAACGCACCGCCACGACCGAACACCACGACGACACGCGAGACCGACCCGCCCGCATGAAGCACGACAATCTCAGACATGAGCGCGACCTCCCAACTCCAGCAGCCCAGACGCCGCCACGATAGACTCCCCACGCGCCACCGAGACCGCGTCACCATGGACGGGGAACACGACCACGACACGCCGCCGGGTACGATCCGCCGCACCGGAACGGCACAGCCGGCACCGGGCACAAGTCACCTCCGAGCCCGGAAGAGTTGCCGGGCACGGAGTGAAGATGGACCCGCGATCCGACAGGACAGGCCGCACCATATCGGCAGGACCGACCATGACGGCAGGCACGCCCGCATCAAGCGCCGCCTCTGCCTGTTCGACCGTATCGCACGATTGATTGACCGTGAACCGGCCCGCCACGGACCGGACCGCGTCCAGATTATCCGGAAGCAACAGGTCATGATGAGAATATGCCCACCCATCCCCGCCCACGCTTGCCAGAGCCTCCAACGCATCCCGACGGATCACGCCAGCCTCCGAGGGCAAATCCCCGACCACCCCGAACCGCCACGGAGCCGAGCCCCAGATAGCGCGACGGAGACGGGAGATAAGCTCTTGGAACTCCCAGCCATCCCGCCGGACCTCCGTCCACTTTCGACTTAATGTGAATCCCCGACCGAAGCACTCCGCCTCCCGCTCCCGCAGGAACGGGCAGCGCGCCGGGCACGAATCCCGATCCGCCTTGACGCCGACGACGCCGGGGCCAAGCTTCTTATTCAGACCGTGCTTGGGGAAATAGAAACGACCGGGCACCGGCCCGGCATCCACCATGGGAAGACCGATCACGGATTCACCTCCCGGCCCGTGTCAAGCCCGAGCCAGAGCCCGTCTCGAAACGCATGTAAACAGTGATACATCTCCCGCTTAGTCATCCGGCCGGTAACGTCCGCCGTGGCACCCCCCGCCGACATGGTCCGCACCAGGCGAACTCCTCCGTACGCCCATTCTAGATGAAAG